AAAAATCAGGCATGTCCTCTTCTTCTGAAGGTGATGATATGGAAGGTTCAGTAGCTTCTACAGGTTTCATCGCATCCATTTCTTCTTCGAATTCTTCGTTTAAGAAGCTTCGTTCAGATTCGGAGATTGGCGAAAGCTGATCGATACTACCCGCTAGCCACTCACGGAATAATGAAGAATTTCCTCGAATGACTCTAGCAGCAGCTAGAGCACTATTCTGGACTTTCTTTGGAACTGGTATTTCGATCGTACCGTCCTCCGACATGACAACTGCTGGTAATTCAGCGTTACCATGGTCAAGTGCGAACTTTGCGCCATTGAATACACCATAAAGGACATCACCGTTCTTTGAAGTCCAGCGAATAGCGTTTTCGTTTACTGGTTTAGCTGCCTCGTCCTTTTTCTTATTACCCTTACCAAAAGAATTACGACTTAAGCCCCGCTTTCGCATTATCGGAGATTTTCTTTGGCTCTCTTTAACTGCAGCCCGAGAATTCTGGTAAGTATCGACTATCTGGTTTACAGCCAAGGGAAGCATCGTTTGATTTAGATTCAAAACGACCTTTCTAATACAAGATTCAACGATCTTCGGAAGACCCTTAATAAGCTGTTCATTAGTCAAATTATTTGCGATTACATGTCTATCGACCATTTTGACTATCATCTGAATCTTAGAATTATCGCTAATCGCTGTTTTACCGTACTGACCCATTATGGACCTATCGCCCTTAGAGACGTTGTAGGCATACTGATCAGAATTTTCGTTTATAGGCTGTTTGTTTTTGTTTCGGCCCTCTAATCGGGGTGGGCCGCCAGGGGCTGCGCCTGGTGCTGGAGCAGCGTTAGGTGCTGCACCGGGTGCTGGAGCACCACCGGGAGCAGGTGGAGCGCCAGGAGCTGGGGCTGCACCTTCAGTTGGTGGCTCGTCTAGAAGAGCGGATAAATCATCTTCACCACCCGCTTCGTCAGGCATACCAAGATCGTCTTCGCCTTCTTCACCAGCTGCTGAACTCTTACCACCGATTTGTATTAATGGAGAATTAATATTTATTACTGGAGCACCTGAAGAAGCTGGTTCTTCTTCGGTTTCTACTTCTGGTAAGCCAGAATCAGAAGTATTAGGCATTTGATCGAAATCGGCAAGATTTTCATTAGATGTCACTTCTTCTTGGATAGTGGCGATTAAATCTTCTGCCTCGTATATTGTCGCATCATCAACAGCTTTGTCCTTAAGCTTATTGATTAGGCCATCAAGCTTGCTCTTTAATTCATGGTTTTCCATGATTCTAGGGGTCTTGTCTCTCAATTGGCTCAAAGTCGTCGCAAGTGCTTCTGCAGCGATCTCCCTGTTACCAATGGTCTCAAAAATGAGATCCAAGAATTTATTATAAACTGGTTCAAATTCTTGAGCCTCTGATAATATGGTTACATTCTGTGCAAGATTATAATTCTCAACAGCGCTTGCAATATTCTTCCATTCTTTAACAATCTTGTTGCGATTTACTCGCAAGTTAGTCTTATGGAACAACGTGGCCACATCTTCACATAACTGTGGGTTGAATATGGCTTTTGCTGCAAGAGCGTTTGAAATGAGTTCTTTGGTCTGTGACCTATTCAAGAGAGTAAATTCTTCGTACTCTTCTAAGAATGGCGCTACCAAATTAACTGCTTTATCGACACTGCCTTCAGAAATTAAAGAGGCAACATCATAGATACGTCCTTGAAAACCTTGACTCAGATAAGCTTCCATCGCTACTTTACGCATGGTTTTTGCAGTTAACTTTTTGGTCGCCCATTTAGAAACTGGCAAATTAAATTGTTCGCCGTCGATGAAATGGCCGCCGATAGCGTGATTGTCTTCTACTATCACTCTGGTAGAGATGGACTCTACTACACAAGCCACTATTTTCTTTTTGATATCTTCATTAATTTGTTCTGGGGTTCTAACTTTTATACGGCGCACAACACCGTCTTTACTGCAAACCATTCCAGATTCTGGAATGACTCGGCCGGTAAAGCGCTGAGCTTTCATGCGTCCGAATGTAGATTGCATACCCTTTTGGTCATTTCGTTCGATAGCATTTACCAAACGCAAGCAAGATTCTTCGAATAGACCTGCTTTCTGGCTTTCTACTATAGAAATTGGGTGAATATCGGTGATATTAATCGCACCATGAGACTTATGATGCTTTGCGATATAAAAGGTGTTAGACCCCACATCTTCGATGTAAAGGTCCTTTGAATAAAGCGCAGCCAAGCGCCAGTTTTTATTAGTTGCTTTGCCTAGTTCCTTAACCTTTGATTCAAAAAAAGCTACTTTAGCCTGAGCTGAATCGTTAAGGGCTCCCAAGAACTTTCGGCTATCCATTCTTATTGGACTAAGCGCTTTGTTCTGGTTCTGAGCCATAATAATACTCCCATTAAACGGTGAAAAAGTTATAATTAATTTTTGCTAAAAAGTATATTTTCATGATTTTGGCAAATCATGCTCTGTGATATCAGCGCCCTGCGATTCAGCTATCGGTTGCCCTTTAGCCCTCATCAGTATGTCGTAATTCTCCTTAATTACGTCATCTCTAATGCTTTTAGGGACTGACCACTCTACCAATAATTCCTGATCTTGGTTAGGATCATGAATAGTATTGGTCTTTTGCGTGGGTTGATTTCTGGAAAGACCATCAAGTTCCTTCGACTCAATTAAATACTCATATTTAGTATTTAAAGTCTTGGTATCGTCATAACTAAATCCGCGCCTCTCATGTATCTTTTCTAAATATGTTCTAACCCTTCCAGACACTTCTTTGCGCTTCATTTCGTTAATCAACTTTTTGTGGGCCTTGGCGTCAAAGCCGCCTTCACCAAGCGGCGGTAAACCCCCTGCATCAGCACCACCTGGAGGAGCACCAGCTTCAGCACCACCTGGAGGAGCACCAGCTTCAGCACCACCAAGAGGAGCACCCGCTTCAGCACCCTCTGGAGGAGCACCACCTTCTGGAGGAGCATCGCCGGCACCTTCTAATCCACCCATAGCACCGCCACTGCCGCCACCGCCGCCACCGCCGCCTTCTTCGCCACCTTCTTCGCTTTCTGGAGACTTGCTTAACATTTCTAAGTCTTTAAGCTCTTGGATTTCGTCGGGAGTAAGATCAGTAAAATGAGTCACAATCCATTCCTTAGGAAACCAGCCAAGATCCTTGAGATCCGACATTACGCCGACTCTCGTTCTCCAAGATTCAATTCTATATAATTCTTCCATAGCACTGGTTGCGGTAAGCGCTATCTCAAATCCTTTCAGATCTTCTACTGAAAAGCCTTTAAGAGCCAGATGGACTATAGCAACCTTCGTTAAGCCATTTGCCACTTCTCTTTGGATATATTGAACAGCTTTAGCGAACTCGCTATGGCTCTGCGATAAAGATTTCTCGCTTGACTCTCCAGCGCCTTCCCCGATGCCTACTCTAGCAAAAGGAATTTTCATGGGCGCTACCATTTTCTTTTTGAAGTATTCTATATCTGCTATTTTGTCGACGTTCTCGCCGCCTTGAAGAATTTCGACATCAGGGCCAGTACCGTCGCTACGTCTAGGCAAAAAATAATCATCTTCTTGAATTAGAGGACTATATCGTTCATCAAAAGAGCCGGTAGTAGGGTTATAAAACCTCTGCCTTTTAAAATTCCTAGCGATCATCTGCATATATTCTGGTACTTCTTTTGGCGGTATCATACCAACAGGTATTATAAACTTGCGTCGTTCCGGTGCTCTTGTGATCCTATAAATCAAAGCGGCATCTTCCATCAACCGCAATTGCTTAAACGCCTTCCTACCGCCATCTAGTATTGACTTGCCGTAGGGGGCATAAAAGTTTTCAAAATTAGTTAATCGGAGATGCATAACTTGCCAAGGATGCAAGAATATGGGCTTTGGCCACATGCTATCCATGTGAAAGAATCCAATTAGATCACCGTAACGGGTCTCGATCCTTGTGAAGTTATACACATTCATAAACTTCAGAGCCGCCACCGATGTGCGGTCAGCGTCAAGCGTTATCTCAAACGGCATATCACCGTATTTGCATAGATATCTAATTGTAGGCCGGCAAAGAGTATCCCAATTTAAGGTATTGTAGAACAGGCTTTCGAGTTCCCGCTTTAGGCGGATCGAACGTGCTCTAATAATTAAAGTGTGTTTACGCTCGGGGTCTACCAAGCTATTATGTACTATAAGAAAATTAGGGCCAGTTCCGACAGCAAAGTTATGATGCTCAGGAACCTCTATATCGTATACTTTATCTGCCTTCCCAGCAACTTCTACGGCTTTCACTACCTTATCACCATCTTCTTCGGTCGGTGCATCGATCGGCGTACCGGTTATATCGGCATTAATTATAGTAAAAGAACGTATCCGCTGCCCCGCCTTTAATTCAGATGCTCTAACATATTCGTCTGTCTCAGTTAAGTAAAGATGCTCAGCAGTATTCGTTATGATGGTGCCATCTTCGAAGATAACTCTAATAGTATCAACATCAGTGCCAGTGACTCTGGCGCCCTTAGCGACAGCTGGAACGAATTTCTGGTTGGCGATATCATATGCTATGACGATGAACTCATGCTCGCTACCGGCCTGAGCCAATTTTTCTATCGTGATCGTAGATCCATTAACTAATAATATTGGAGTACTACCCACTAAACAGGCTTCATCTGCATATAGATCGAGAGCTAAGCTTATTTCGCCGGTTTGATCCATCTGCTCATAGTCTTTATATCTCTCTAGGCGATTTATCTGAAGATTTGTTTGGTCTAAAATAGCGGCTTGCTGGTTAAAATCTAAAAAATCACCACCGGATGTAAGCCTGTCAAGGTTTGTCTGGTCTTGAAAGATCCTTTCTGACTGATAAATTCTATTCTGCCTTGTCAGGGCACGTAATCTATCAAATATTAACCAATTGCTAGCCATATGCCGCTCCAAACCCTAAAATAAATATATTTACAATTACCGAACGACCCTAAAGCCGAATTAATAACGGCTTAAATAATTTTAAATCGTTCTATATTATACAATTAAACCAATAATATTATTTTCTCTTTTGTCTATAAAATTTTGGAGGCGTAACCAAAGGTCTACCTCCTACGGAAGGTATAGCGCCAAGCTGATATGTGAATTGATCAAGAACACGCTGGGCTGCTATTTCTGGCAGATCGATAGGCTCCATGCTCATGGGTATTAACAAGCTCGATCCGCCTTTTTCAATAAACGACTGCTGGTCGACTACACGTTGTTCATCAGTCAATATGGTCGGGCCAACCATCGATCTGAAATCAGTATTGTGATTAGCTGGTGAGACGATACCACCATCGTCGATAAAAGCGTCGCTTGTACCGATGAAGGCAAGAGCTGTTGCAATTACTAGATCGTCGAAGTTGCCTGCACCGTCTTCTGCTTCAGTTTTAGATGTATCCCGCCCCGACTTGTCTCTTTTTCGAACATACGTCTGAAATTGCTTCAGTAGCCTCTGAGAATAAACCCTATATCCTGAGTCATCCTCTCTAATATAATCGATTAGAAATTTATTCATTGTTGGCTTACTGGAAGCAGTTGTCGCATAACCATAAGGCGCCACTTTTAAGGCTCTAGGCCGGCGCTTTCTACCACCTGCTTGTGGCTTATCATTGATGTCTTTACGGCGCCATAATCTGGGATACATAAAATCATGGCGCAATGCATCGATGATGATATCTCCACCATTATTTCGCTCTATAACCGCTAGTGCGTTGTTATAGTATCGTCCAATCCTGTCGATATATTTTGCTAATTCCCTCGGCAATACTCTTGCCATAAATTCAGCAGCTTGCTCCCTGGTGTCGAGATCGAACACCTCTATGGTACTATAATCTCTGCCTTTACCAGTTGCTATATCGACACCCATTACATATCGATGAGCTGGTTTGCTTTCTTCTAGTATGATCTTGCCTCTTCGTCTCTCAGGAGACCGGTTTATTGGTTTATGCCATATCCAAAAACCCTGATCGGGGTCGATGAATGAGAAATCAAGCTCGCTAACAACATTATTGGTCGGATGTGTGAAGGTCTGTAGACCGTTTACTTTCTCTACAGGCGGTTTAATCGTTAGAGCAACTGCAGCAAGAGCGTTTTTATCAAGCACGGTGTTACCTGAGCCAATAAATGCAGCTAATACTTCCTGTTCGAATTTCCAGCCTTCGCCTTGCTCCTGCAAAGCTTGCCATTGTTCTTCGAGCCAAGGTGACCAATAAGGGCCATATTTTGATATTTCGGCTTTTCCTGAACATTGACGTAGATTATCCCTAGGAGCTATGCGTTTCTTATCTAATGATAGCGGGTCTGTATATTCTATAGACCAGTCCATATCCCACCAATTAATGATGATAGGATTAAATGGGCTTACTCCAGCTTCAGCGTCTGTCCATGCGCTCCAGTACCAATTACCTACACCATTGCTGGTACTGATACATATAACAGATCCCCCGTGTTGTAAAGTCGGCCATCCTGCTGCCCAGAGCACGTCCATATTTGGAATAAACGCTGCCTCATCGATGATATTTAATGATGCAGCATGCGATCTTAGCACTTCTGGATGCGAAGTAAGAGACTGAATCTTCGAACCGTTTGGAAAAAAGACTTCGTGCTCATTTTGCTTTGTCGGTGTCCATATCTCACGCATCCAAGGAGGTAAATTATTAAAAAGGAAATAAATATGCTCTCGTAAAAAAGACATGGCATCTTCGTTACGTCTAGAAACGATCAAAATAGTCTTATGAGCATTGAACATAGCAAACCAGAGCGCGAATGCTCCTGATATCTTTGAGACACCCGCCTGTCTGCATTTTCTAAAAATGTTTAAACGGTTCTTGCGAAAACATGTCAGAGCATGTAACTGGTATTTAAACGGATCAAAAGGAATGACACCAGCTGAAGGATGTTTAATCTTCCCAAAATTCCGTAAAAACCAAGCGACTGATTTTTGGCAGCGTTTAATAACTTCTACTTTAGCTTGTTCTGGCGTCATATATCATCATCTTCGCCAAGTGGTTGGCTTAAAATTCTTTCTAACATGTTAGAATCGATCCCTGTACTCACAGTGTTTTGCTGGATATTTATGCTAGATTTTGTGGCAGCCAGTGTTTTAGCATTGGCTTCGATCATTTTAACAGCCGTCGTGTTTATATTAGACTTAACTTCGATTGCTTTTACTAGCGATTCGATTATACCAGTAGACAATTTTGAGCCTGTACCGATAGCGCTTTCTACTTGATCGCGTAATAAATTAATAAGGTCTTGGGTCTCTGCCCTATCGGCCTTACAGGCCTTTAAAACATCATCAGTAACATCATCTAACCTACGCAAGTATTTGGTTATATCGACAGCTTCTGGTTCAACGCTTGCGTTATTAGGATTTAATGTAGATATAACATGTGGGGCTACATTGTCTAAGTCTAGTGTAGAGGGAACTTGGTCGCTGGCCTTGTCTAAATCTCTAAATAAATCATTTAGTTCTGTCATCCGATTTTTCCTCGGCGTTTTTATCTATCAACGACACTGATAAATTAGAAGATGCTAACTTTTCATGCAATTCTGTCACAGTAATCTTCTGGTCATCTATCAATTTTAACAATTTATCGAGTTTACCTTCAGTATGGACAGCGTTGGCTTTTTTGCGTTGTGTCCTTGTGCTCTTTTTATGTGCTTGCTTGGTAGCTCCATGACTCATTTGGTCAATGGGCCTTTTTTTGGGGTGCACTCTTCCAGCAAGATCAAATGGCTTTACCCTGCTATGTCCAGTCGGATTATCGATCCTGTTCTTTTTGCCGACTCTAGTTCGTCTGCGTACTCTTTCTATAACTGAGCCGCCCATAGATTCAGCTATAAAACTATTAAATTCTTCCAAAGTTAATGACTGATCAGCGATCTTTTCGACTATCAAATCGTATTTCATTTTATTCTTCCTCTTCGTCGAGTATTACTTTCTTGCGCTCAAGGGAATTATTGGTGGACCCTCGATTAATTGGCGAGTCGGTAAATTCTGTGCTTCTTAATTTGAGTAATTTTAAAAAACCAGTAATTATAAATCTCGATAATTTAGTTTTTTCTATTAATTTTCCGACTAAACCATCATGTGGTTTATCATCAGTCCGTATCAATAGATCCAAAGCTTCGATAATAATTATATGTTCTTCATTATATTGGCATATGTTCTTGGCTTCTCCGAGAAATCTAGCCATAACATCGTTTTGAGTTTTAGTCTTGGTGCCGACATGATTCAAATAGGCATCACTATTCTTCCTATCACGTCCCTCTTTTTTGATGTATGCCAATATGACTGTCCTCGCTACTTGCGACCACATATTGAATACTTTGCTTGCGCCCTTATATAATATAGTGGTAGAACCGCCGAATAATCCTTGCTTCGGCTCAATGATCGGTGCTTCTGAAAAGGTCGAGCTGCATACTTTACACTTTTTGATGAGCTTAACTGTTTCCTCTAATCTAAGTATACCATATTCTAATTGGCTTGGCGAATACAAAATTGAATCGCTTGGTCTGTCCGGATTGTAGCATCTACGGCAATGCGGCCTAGCTTTATATTTATATAGTACTTTTTCGACTTGGCACCAAGCGGTGTTGACAAGATCTCCCATGGAGGAGTCTTCCTGGCCTGGATAGATCATATGGAGGCCTTGCTTCCTGATGATCTGCCTGATTAATTCTGAGGCGTTGGACATAATAGCATCGCGTAGACTAACATCAGTACATCCTGTCCAAATGTACTTGGTTAAATTCCATTCTACTATTTCATTTATAAAATATAAGCGTTTAGGTACTTCAGAGGCATCACTTACCAAATAATGCGCTGGGCACTTTAAATCTGGATCTGATGAGTTCGCTTCCATCTAGTACACCATTCGGAAAGATCACGGTAGACGGATAGCCTATGTGATCTATTATCTTCAACCTTGCTTTAGAGTGGTTATATAGGTATTTGTTATTTCGGAAATAAAAATCATATATAACACTCTTTCCGCGTTTATTTAGCCGCAAGGCTCGACCTATCTTTTGCTCGAAATCCGATTGCAATTTACCACCAGTAGCCACAATCAACCTCTCGCATCCGCCTTTTAAATCCAAACCACGATTGATTATTTTTCCACCGATAAGAATCTGGAACTTCCTATCCTCAAAGTCCCTAATTACTTCCCTGCGTGTATTCTTATCAGTCTTACCGAAAATAAAATGTGCTGGATAACCAGCACTATTAAACAATTCGAGCAAACTACGGCCAAGAGCCTCTCTATCTACTAAAATTAGTACTCCATCACCTTCTGGTAATTTATTAGTAGCTATACGATATATTAAGGAATGAAAATCGGCGTTTTCAACCATAAAATCATTTATAGCTATATCATAGGCCGTCGACTCCTTGATATCGCCCAGACCGCCGACACAAAACATCTTGTACTCACAAGGAATAATCCTTCCAAGGCTGGTTAATAAAGCCCTGTCGACTCTGTGAATAATCGACCCTAGATGCTCCTGCACCACCAAAGCTTCAACCGGCTTAGAAGGATCAGTAGGAGTACCACTAAAACCATATCTTCTACGGCCATGAAAGTGATTCCTAAAAAGATTTTTATATGATTCACTGCAAGCCTTGTCGCATTCATCGACTAGTAACATTTCAGCTTTATGAATATAATCTAATAATTCATTAGCATTCGCCTTGCGGGTCTCGAATGCTTTAAGCTGATTCTCGAACCTATTGTAACGCTTGGTATATTGGTGTTCATCCTCGCCTTTAAGATGCTTGGGCGGTACCGGTGCCGCTTTAGGCGGTGTAAGAGACTGTATCGAACCTACGACAATAGTTTGGCCATTCGGCTTATGACCAGCATAAAACATCCCTACTTCGTCCTTAATATCTCGTAACAATAAACGTGATCGCGCCTGTTCTACAACAATTGTCTGATCAGCCAGAATGACCGTAGGGCAGTCGAAGATCTTGCAAATCGCACACGCCACTTCTGTCTTACCGGCGCCAGTTGGTAAAGCAATGATCCCACATTCATTGGTAATAGCTTCTCTTATCGAAGTAAGCTGGTATTCTTCAAGGGTAATATCTGGTAGCATATCAGCAGTGACGATATCAACAGTCGGGACTGGGTATCCCCAAGCATCCCTTGCATCGGTTATAGAAAGTGGTAAATTATGCTTCTTACAGACTTCGATCACTAGAGCTAACAAAGGCCTTGCGATCTTCTTTCTCGAACGATTATATTTTCTATAAACACCATCCCATTGCCCTCGCTGGTTGGGATCTATGTAGGTCCCAGGCCTTGAGACGCTGAAAGCCTCCCAAAGAACATTATCTTCATGCTGGGTGATGTTTTCAAAATACACAAAATTATTGTCGCGTATGATTGCATTCATAACTTAATAATACATCGATAATTATTTTCCGGTTATGGTTTTAATATGTTCTTGGTGCTTTTCTTCTGGCAGGTACCATGGCATCTTAGGTGTCGTCTTTTGAATGGGCTGATCACCATTTATCCAGCCCTCCCTTATAGAATATCGTCCAGAATAGCAAGCACACTCAATAGAGCAAAAGCTAACCTCTTGGCTGTTTTTAGATATGATCCTATCGCAACACGCACAATGGGTGTGATTGGTCAAGATCGAGCAACAATTTCGATTTTCATTTTCGGTTTTGCGAATCTTCATATTGCTGTAATGCGCTATACATGTTTTCGTATAATCGTTCTAAATACACTAAGTTTATTCTTATACCTTTTTCGCCTGTAGAAGTCTGTAGTGGCGTTACGACATTAGTGATATAATCTCGCTCTAGACTACTCGATCTATCTCTATCTATACCCAAAAAACGCGCCCTAGATCTGACAAAGCTTACTATCTTGCTTGCTACTGAATCGAAATCAATATATAATTTATATAATTCTTTGCTATTTTTAGAAGTGAACCAAAAGGATGAATAATCTTGGGTGCCGCCAGATTTTGGAGCAACTATGCTTCTGTCTTTTTCATAAAATACGTCTTCTAATCGTTTTTTTATCCTTGCCAATTCATCAAGTATTGCCCTTGGATTATTATTAGATATAATAGAATCTTGCCCTTGCTCAATTGCTGGCGAAGTTTCTGGCGCCTCTATCGGCTCGCCTTCGTTTTCAAGAAATATGTCCGGATCTTCTGTGATCATCCTTGCGAGCTTACTTATGTCTATCTTAGCCATATCTAAGTGTCCTTAATTATTATAGGCTATATTTGATCTAGCTCAGTTCACAGTTGTCGCCATCGCAGAATTTACTCCCAAGAGCTTCATTGATAAACTCTGAATAGTCAGCATCTCTGATACCCTTATTATATTCGTCGACTTCTTCTTTGGTGCAAGGAATGTATGGTGCTTGAGGATAATTATGACCAGTGTGTGGAAGGAAGCTAATGCCCTTTGTCTGGTCTTCATAGACCTCGAGCACCTTACTGATCTCCTTCGCCTCATTTTGCTTAAACTTTATGGTACAACTAACCTGATTGTCAGCCCAATAACGCTGATAATCGGTAGCATTAGCCATCTGCTGCCAGATACCTGCCTCATCGACGGCTAGAACTCTCTCATCGGTGACACCGAAATACACAACAACTGTTCTGTCTTTGTCAGTAATAGATGGTTCGATTCGATAACCTGCGTCGGATAAAATCTTGACAAGAACACTATCCTTCGCCACCCTAACAGTACGCCAATAAGTACCAGCCTCAGGATAATGGATACCTGGAGTAGCACCGGCAAGTAAGGATACCGATCCAGATGGCTTAACACTTGTCACTTTGATAGACTTCTGAATACACAGCCAATCAGCATATATCGAATCCCAACGCTTGATCTCTTGGAACCCAGCATCGCAAAATTCAGTAAGCATCTTGCGCCTACCGAATTTTGCGAAAGCTTGAACTATGCCTGATTGTGATAAACCAATACGCCTATTCCTAAGCATAACATGATTGGTGCGGGCATTGTGGGTAGGAAGTAAAGTGACAGTCTTAGCATAAAGATATGCGAATTTTAAAGTCCTCATGTAATCATCGACATTATCGTGATTGGCAGGAAAAGTCTCGCAGAGGCAACATAGTTCGTACGATTCTAACGACTGCTCACAGCATGGGTTAGTACCCATCACCCTACCGTCAATACCCGGCTGTCTGCCATCTATCATTCTACCATAATCCCTAATATTATCTAACCAAATTAGCCCTGGCTCTCCATTGGCAGCAATCTGTTCGCCAATTTTATCATAATTCATACCAACATTAGCGAATACGGAATTGTTAGATGCCCATCTGTGATGGTTTAATGCATTCCATGTCTCTATAGCAGGTACAAGTCTTTCTTCTGGAATGCCAGATCCATTAAAGTCTTCAAGAGTGGCTTCGCTACGCATCGAAGAATATATCTTCTGTGTGCATTCGTAAAACTTACCGACTTCATCTTTATCCAAGGTAGCGATCGGGTTTTTCATGCTGCTGTAGGCAAAATCATCGGCATTGCCGAAGGCAATTTCAGCAGTGTTGTGAACCAGTCGGCCTTCTGCCACGAATTCACTACGGTCTGGAACCGAAAGATCAAAAGTCTCTACCATAATGCCTTCGTCAACGACTGATTCTACTTCAATAGGCACCAAGCAAGCAGTCTTTGCGTCGCACAGTAAAGCGCGATTGTAGGTCATTTGATCCTGCTGAGGAGACCAAGATCTGCCATAATTAACATTGTCGCGATTTATCCATGCTGCTGGATATCCATAATCATGGCCGCTAGAATGGGTTGTCTCTCGCAGCGTCTTGACGGCATGCGGTTGTATTAAATCCCTAAACCGTGCAATGGCAAAATCACCTACAAGCGAAATATCCCACTTTGCTTGTCCCTTATCATCAGCTTCTTTGCGAAGTCTTAACTTGGTCGGAATTCCAAGACTAGAATAAATGGCTTGAACCTGTCTTAAGAAATCTCTGTAAATGCTCGAAATCATGGTGGCTGGACGATTCTTAGTAGAACCATCTGAATCTAATAAACCAGCCAAATACGCTGCCCTAATCTCTGGTAAACCAAGTCTGATGTATTCTGGCACATTCAAAGGGGTCTTTGCTTGTTTGAGATTAGTATGAAGATATTGGGCGAACCTTCTAGATGTTACTCTAATTTTACGACTATTGTCTTGAGAAGGCTGTTCTTTAGGTGTAAACCCAAAGGCAGCAAAACCTGCAATTGCCTTTTCAGTAATTAAATCATGGTATTCGTCGCGGTTGATCGGAATAGAGACTGATGCGCCATGATTCTTGCGGGCTTTATATTGTCTACCAAGATAAACGTAACCATCACCCTGAATCGCTCCTAGAAACCAAGCTACTTCTGCGGTAAGACCAGGCACTACTAAATTATTACCACGTGTCGACAAATCGCTGTATCCAGGCATGACGGTTGGAGTGCCGGGTATAATAGCATCAACAAAGACCATCCGATCGCCGGCTTTAAGCTGGTGTGCTCGTTTCCACTCATAAACACCAACACCTGTCATCACAGCTATCCTGTGGCGATCTGTGCAGCGGAACGGCCCAGTCTGGCTATTAATAGTAATAACCCTTTGAATCCCTTGGGCTACATTCTCAGCCACGGGGTAATAACCGTCGGCGGTAAGGACAAGATCACCGACCTGCACTTGTTCGATAGGCACTAAACCGCGTTTAAGATGGACCAACGTACCCTTGGGTAAACATCGTCTTACATTGCCTGCCACCACGCATCTTCCGATATAGTTCATAATATCAGTAATATCAACGCTAGACAAAGTGCTACCAATCCGCCTAGCCAAGT